TACGATCCCATAGGTAGTTGTTGATCGATGTAGTCAGTCTTATCTCCAATAGGCCCGCCAGTCCGCAACTTAGTGCCTGACATTAGCTCAATAGGAATACGAGCCAGCGGGTTCAATGATCCTAGTACAGTATTCTTCAATTGCCCAGGATTCGCTAGATACTGGTCTGCAACATCGGCGCTCGGAATACCGGGATTGATTCCGGCATATGCGCCTGTCGCTCCCCATACTGGTCCCTGAGTCTGATCTGAAATCCAACTCGGAAACAGTTGATCTGTGGGGAATGGATTGCCATAACTCTGTAGATCAATTCCCCTGGCTTCGGCCCAGTTATACATAGCCTTCGGGTAAAGCATAACCTTACCCGGCTGAGTAACAGCAGTTTCGATTACCAGCGGAATAGCCTTGCGAATCCAAGAATAGAACGGAACGATACGTCGCATATACTGACGCTCGAACTTGGACAAATCGCTACCATCAGGGTGCCACTTACGAACACGAGATACTGAATCGAGAGTAGCATTCTTAATAGCTTCGTCGAATGTCTTACCCTTCAACGGGGCATTCTCCATAGCGTGTAGCCAGTGAGCAATTCGAATCCAGTGTTCACGGTTTTCCGACACGCCGGTTGCTACCTTATGTGCCTTACCTTCCAATGGGCCAGGAAGATGTGCCTTGGCCTGAATCTTACCAACAATACCTGTGGCAAGTCTAGGATCGAGTTCTGTACTCTTAAGTGAGACGTCCTCGATGATATCGAAGGTAGGAAGTCCACCAGCCATTTTCATCATCTGGTAAACCTGCTGCTCGGTAAAGTTCCGAGTCTCACCCTTATAGGTAAGGGATAGCAGACCCTTTACGTTATCTGCTCCACCAACAGGAGCGAGGGATCGGAGAGCATCGAAGGAATGATCCGCAGCCTTATTTGCCAGTAGTACCTTACTAGACCTAGCGTAATACTTTGGCGTAACTCCATCCATACTTGCCAGCCAGATATCACCAATGGCATTTCGAGTGTGGTGACCGGGGCGATAGATAGTTACGCCAGCCTTGAACATCTGCGTTGCGATATCGAGGTTGCGAAGTTTCCTGCCGAGTTTGCCGCCTTGCATACCATTCTTCAAATCGATCATGGTTTCATCAAGCATGTGCAGCATTCGAGCGTGGTCCTCATCCCACCACTTACTCGTATCAATATACTTAGCAATCTCCGAACGCCCAGTGCTGTCGATAATCTTAACTCGACCGGGAGCAGGACCATCAAAAGCAAGTCGCGCAGTAAGATCGGCACCCATCGTATGCTTTGCTACAGCATAAGTGTGAGCAGCATTGACACGTGAAAGCATATCCAGAACACCCTTATCGCCGGGTTCCCAAGTACGCCAAGATTCATCTAGGTTTTCTGGATTAAGGACTACACCTTCTGGAACATGGAAGTGCTTGTAATCTCCGGTGAGCAATGCAGGATCATGGATATTGCGCGTAAAGAATCCAAATCGAGCATTAGGAACTGTCTCTAGGGTATCCTTTGTGGCGGCCATAAGATCATCCATTACCGGAGTAGACAGCATACCCGGTTCCCAATTTTGAAGTTGCCGCCAGCCCGCTTCGATTTCCTGCTCGCCCTGTTTGCCAGGATACTTTGCGTGAATTTGAGAAAGTAACTGTGCGTGATCCTTCACATACGATTGAGCAGTAGAGTGGTAGTTCAGCCAATCCCTATGCACAGCCTCGGAACCAATATCAGGAACAAATGCACGAGCAAATCCCATCGCAAGACCCAACTCGGCCTTGTCTCCATTATCGTAATAGTTACCATCATCACGCGCAATCATTGCGGTGACTTCATCCTGCTCTGCCTTTTGCCTAGTTACCAAAGCCTGAACTGCCTCATTGCTTGTTTCGGCGGCCTTCATTTCCTTCGTTGATTTTTCGGTAACCTTTACCGCAGCAATAGGTGTTGTTTCGGCAACATGAGCATCCATTGCCTGATGTGCCAAATCCTTTGCGGCACTAGCAGGATTAATGTTCGCACCCTTTGCAGCGGCATCAACAAACTTGTGTCGATCGACAGCCGCTTGAATATGCATACCGGGGCTGAACCTAGGATCGTTGACTATCCTGCTGTAATCTGCAATTGCCTTATCGGTAATAGCCTTAGCCATACCGTGCTCGTCCATCGCAGTCTTAGCGATATTTTCCTTAAGCAATTGGTCCAGTTTCGGCATGGCTTCAGTGAAAGCATTCATCGTCGCCTTGACCATTGGCTCGACTCGATCCTTCTTATTCCTATCGAGACGCCCAAGTTTCTGAGTCAGTGGTGACTTATATCCAGCCTTATTCAACGGAGCCTGTAGAATCTTGCGAACTGCTTCCTCGACAGCAGGTAGAGTTTTGTTACCCATTTGCAGATGCACAAATTGCTCAGCGATATCCGCAATTTGCGTAGGTGCAAAGTTCCAACTTTGGCCCTTAAAAGGCTGATCGAAGAAATACTTCTCGACGTAATCACGGGGCAAGGAATCGAGTACGTCGTGCATACTCATCGGAATACCCTTACCATACCGGCCACCGCCAAGTATAGGCTGAATACCCTCGTTACGCATTACCTGTTCCGATGCACGAAGCATTGGCATCAGAGTATCATACTTGGCAGAAGAATATGCCTTACCCTTAAGTCCAGAAGTTTCTAGGCGTTTCGTAACGGATTCGACCAAATCCTTGACGATACCGATTGAACTGCGCTTGTTAAATCCTTCAAGCCACCGTGCGCGCTTCTCATAATAATTTGGAGATTCCATTCGTGCGCCAGTCTTGGACATATGTTCCCAAGTAGCCGGATCGCCAAACTCGCTCTTGAATGAGTTACGCACAGCATTAGTAACAGTATCACTTTGCCACGCATCAATAGGTACAGGATCAGCAATGCTAGGCTTTGCGGGCGCGCCAGTATCTACGGACTTTTCTACAATATTTGCAGCATCCGTGATAACCTGAGGATCACCTTCTGGACTAGGCAATCCCTTCTTTTCTTCCAACTTCGAAAGCGGAGTCTTAGCGTAAGCCTTAGCCTCGGCTTCCAATTGCTTACCAGTATGTCCAGCAACCCTTTGCTCGGAAGCAGCCAGATTCTTAATCACGGTTTCGAGTTTGGTACGACCAAGCCGCTTCTTCAATTGATCCTGAACAGCCTGTGGTGCAGTTCCGTCGGTAATAGCCTTAGACAATTCTTCCAGCGAATTATATTGAGTGGAATCCATCGTGTTTTTAACAGCAGCCAAAGCCTCATTGAATTGCTTAGTAGACTTCATGCCGGCCTTGCGAAGTGTTGCCAAATCCTCAGGATGCAATGTCTTTGCGTGTTGCTGTTCCCAAACCACACGCTCCAAAGGCGTTAGTTTACGCTGGCGAGTAGTAGGCTGTTCGACCCAATCCTTAGCCGTGTATGTTTCAGTTTTGGTTTGCTTACCTAGCAACTTAGCAGTTTCGGCACGATCCTGTAGCATTTTGACTACACGATGTACTGGAACAAACTTACCGTCTGCCGTTTGAAGATGCGCCTTCCGAAGCGCAAAGGGAACTTCTCCGCCCTTTGTTGCTAGTTCGTGCAAATGCTTCGGAGTAATATCTACTGGGACTCCGCCAACATCGAAAGGCACACCATTTTGATCGAAGGTAGCAAATGCCTTACCCGCAGAATCATAAGTTTCAGGGTGAATAATATCCTGAATACCCTTTTTGACTTCCTGCGACGGAGTACCCGAAGTGACAATCTCACGAGTTTTCTGAACGTCCTGCAATACCTTCTTGGGAACGCCGGGCTCGATCATATGATACGGATGAACTTCCAAATTCGGATCGTATCGAGCGTGCTCAAATGGCGCAAGAATTTCTGCTGCCTTAGCCTTATGTGCAGCCAAAGCAGCCTGAGCAGTATTGAAACGATCGGTCGCCGGTGATGGAGCAAGCAATCCTTGGCCGGGCTGCAAAGCCAAAGTCTTATCGCGTGCCGTGAGTTTTGCTATATTGGATTCCGAGGCAGGAGTCAAACTTCCAGGCTCAAACCCAGGAAGTTGGGGCTCATTAAACTTCGCAACTGCTTTATCCGCAACGGTAGAGTTAACCTTAGCCATTCCTGTCGTATCCAAGGAATCGACTGCTACTTGTTCCGGAGTTGCACCAACCTTAGCCTCTTGAACAACCTTTTCCTGCGGACCCTTAAGTGGATTCTTGGTACGGAAAGCAGCCTTAACTCCGCCTTGTTCCAAAACCTTCGGCAAATCCTTACCGACTGCGCCAAATGCTGCCCTAGTTCCGACACGCGCTGCCTTAGCAATATCTGCACCGGGAACATATGACAAAGGATCGAGAGCGATATCCGGACCCATATTCATTGCGAGTTTAGCAAAGGGTCCGGCTTCGTTAATGGTACGCACAAAAGCGCCACCAGCATTATTCTGCTTGGCGAGCGCTGCGGTGAAATCAGAAGTCGTGTGATGAGTTTGTCCAGAAAGTCCTTGCCATGCTGCACCGAGAACATCTTGAAGTTTGTTATGGTGCGGATCGAGAGTTTGGAGCGCTCCACCTTCTATACCATAGAAAGGTCGCTCAACAAAATCAACAGCCGAACCGATAGCATTCCATGCACCTTTAGCGGCACCCCCAATACCGCCGCCACCGGAAGTAGATCGGGGCTGTAGGTTTTTCCATTCGGCATTTTGTGCCGCAGAACCTTCCAGTTTTCCCTGCAAGATATCATATAGGGAGTTACGTGGGTTCTGATGCAAACCGCTACCAGCGTGCTTTGCCGCAATTTGGGCTACGATTTGGTCAAGGTAACTCACGGATACCTACTCCCACCGTAGGGATTATTTGCCCCTCCTGCAATCTTGGTGTAGTAATCCTGAGCGAGTTGTGCAAGTTGCCGAGCATCAGTAGCCGGACCTGATTGACCATGAGCACGCTGATTTGCATTACTGCGAGCAAGAACCTTAGCAACAAAGTCGGCAGCACTCTTAAATCCACCAGCAGGTGTTCCGCCAATAAAGGTATCCTGAATAGCCTGAGCAGCATTTCTAGCGGCTGTCGGGTTTGTATACAGTCCAGTAAATCCACCTGCGGCTGTCGGGTGACCAGCAACATATGCTAGATACTCAGAAGGCGTCAGTTTACTGGGATCAATTTCCGCAGGAGTCTTATTGTTGGCCGCCGCAAGATCAATCTGCTGCTGTGCGCGCTGGGTTTGCAGAGTATTCCATGCATCGCGGGAACTACTACGTCCACTAGCAATTTGCATACCATACTTATTGACATTAGCAGCCTGACCGGCAGCAACATCTAGACGCTTATTAGCGAGGTCCTGTAGAGCGGACTGTAGCCTATTAGCAAAATCGGCCTTCGCATTGATTCCGCCCCATTTGGCAGTATCCTGAGCAAGTTGATTTTCCTGAACAGCATTTTGGCCCATTTGAGCATTAAAGTCAGACCAGTTTTGCTGTCGAGCACCTGTTTCTGCTCCCAATGTAGCCTTTGAAGTGGCAAGTTTTGCAAGCAATGGCGCAATGCTTTCCATGCTATTTCCGCTATTCTGAGCATTTGCGATAATCTCAGCGCGTGCAGCATCCAAAGCAGCGTTGCTGTTATTACTTACACTTCCCCAACCCTTAGTAAGTGCAGCACCACGGGCAGCAGTGTCAGTTTTGATTCCCTTTTCTCTGGCAGCGACTTCTTTGGCAATCAAATCCCACCCAAGACTAATGTCTTTGCTAGCATTACCGTAATTGGTCTTGGCTTGTCCTTCCTGCTGAGCAAGTAGCGCCAATTGCGGAGCAACTTCATTAGCCGCCATTTTCGCCGGGTCCATACCGGCATAAGGATCAACCCAAGCATCGCCAGCAGGAATTGCAGAGGATACTTTGGAATCTGCGGATGCCGCTAATTTAGTCCAAGGGTCCTGTTCCTGAAACGAATTACCCTGAGCAGTAGTATGTCCGCTTGTGAAAGCGTTTACACTGCCTGAGTATGGCTTAACGCTTTTAGGAATCGGAGTTGGCTTACTCGGTAGAACGGGACTTTGGGAGAAATAATATCCCATCGGCCCGCCGATAAAAGGATTGATTGCAGCCATTTAGATCACAACCCGTATTGTGCAGCGCGCCTAGCAAGCGCATCTATCTTGGCTTTAGATAGTTGTCCAGCATTTGACTTCTGATAATCAGCGGCAGCCGTCGCTTGGTCACTCGTCCAGTTCTGATACGCGGTGTCGAAGTCACTGAGTCGCTTTCCCCAATCGGTATTAAAATTGGTTTCAGCATTCTGCAAGGCCCCACCCAACATACCGCGAGAAGTGTAGTCGTTAATCATATCCTGCTGAGATTGATCCCGCTGCCCAACCAAGGCGTTACGATTTGAAGTATTCGTAATTCCATACTCCGTACCCGTCTTTTGATTCTGCGTATTGTAATCCTTGAGAGCGCTAGCCAACATATCGCGCTGTTGCTTATAAACAGTATCTCCTGCAAGCCATTCATCCGGAGTTTGCGGGCTTGGTGCAGGCTTTGCCGGAGGCGCAGGGGCCGTTGCGGAAACACGTCCAGAGGAATTACTTCCCACAGACTTTCCACTTCGAACAGGTGTGGATTGTACTTGCTGAGGCGCAAAATTCCTAGGAGGTGCAGGAGCATAATTCCTAGGAGGTGCTAGCCTTCTCGGAGCGACAGCCCTTTTAGGCTTTGCGGGAGCACCGACAAAAGGTGCAGGCTTTGTGGCAGTTCCGCTGCTAAAATAGGTTTGAGGCTGCGGGAAATTCTGACTGCCGGTTCCGCTGCTGAAATAATCGAACGCCATTTTAATACCCTCCTGCCCTACCGTTATACGGAGTTTGGGGCAACGGCCTCAATGCATCAGCAGAGGCATAATTCTGACTATTGTACGCCTTCATTTTGCGGAGCGCCGCATTTCGAATCAATCGTGCGCGATTGTCTCGCTGCGTATATCCTGCTTGATCCGAAGTAGCGCCGATATTTGGGGCAGCACGTCCTTCGGGACCGTATCTCTTATTGCCTGCGGCATATCGCTGAAATTGCTGACCACGGCCTGTGAGATAATCCTCAAAGTCCACGTTTGCCATGACCAAATCCTAACAGGGAGGCACACCCTAAGTCCAGTATTAATTGATCTTCTGCGGAACAAGTTGCTTGTTCACGATATAACTGGTAACAGAATACAATTGCAAAGGCCCCGTCGCCGTAGTTCCATCAAGAACCGAGGTGATAGTAAATTGCACCTGTCGGAATCTCAGAGATTTGAGATACTTCACAAACATACGAACACCCGAAGTATTTTTGATATCAACACTATCCGAAACAGTAATGCTAACATCAAGAGGCTGTCCCCACGTAGCGGGTGACATTGCTCCCCAAGTTCTCGGAGGCAATTGATTCCACCTAACGGGAAGTCCATATGTAACAGGAATTACCGTTACATCAATCTTTGATTTCGACAGCAGATCAATACCCCACCACGTCATATGTTTAAACGTGTACGGAACATTGAAAGCATAAACCTTGGTTCGCAACGAAGCAGTATAGGATTCGACTTCCGTTCCCGTAATCGCATCCTTCATTGCGAACATTCTATTAGCATTCGCACCGGCACTCAACTTTAGATAGTTCCCGGCAAAATACTGATCGATTCCCGTAGCAGTATTAACCAATGGAGACTTGATAAACATATCCGGTGTAAGAGCAGTAAGCCATTTTGTCCATGTACGTGTGGTGGTATTGAAAACGTAATGCGAATCGTAGTACCTGAAAATAACTCGGGCTCCCACAGAACTAACACAACTTGGCCGAGCCCAGTTATTTATGTAGGAATCGGAGAATGCAAACGGAACTCGGATATTCAACTGCTCCCAAGTCCAGTTATTGATTGCATACGCATCCCCACCACTCATCACATACATGACAGACTGATTCTCAGTCATACCGTCCAAACCATCAATGCCAACAGAAGAACTAAGTTGCTGCTGCTGGCCCTTAAATGGATCGGACTCATACGCATAAATGTATGTCGAGCGAGATTTGAAGATGACGATTGAACCTTGGAAAGAATAAATCTTACGAATACTTTGCCCATCACCATTATTAACGATGAAGTTCTTACTGGTATCCCATGCAGCACCGGGATCGGGGCCGGATACCGTTGCACTACACCAATACACAACACTAGGACTTGTAATATCCAAATCACCTGTGCCAACAAACATGAGATTTTTGTACATGCAGCAGGTAATACCTTTTGCCATTGTTGGAACTGTAGTAAATGTAGTTCCATCCCACGATCCGCCAGGATTAGCCTGACCGGGAGGCGCTACTAGCCAAATCTTATTATTAAACTGCACCATCGAAGATGCGGCAATAGTATTAGTGATAGTACCAAATGTGGCCGTGTTGATATTGTAGTACGAAGTAAGAACCGCACCAGCCCCGTCAGTCCCAGAGAAAATGACATAGTGCGTGCCATTCAAAAGGCTAAACACGCCGAGTATGCGGTTACTATATCTTCCGCCGGCGACAGCGGATGCAATGATTGAGGGACGAGATTTCAGAGAGCCGTCAATATCAATATCGAAGTTCGTAATATCGACGGCTTCTTCATCTGCGACAGCCGTAGGATCGGACTGGAGGTTAATCCCGCCGGGCCACGGTCCAATCTTTACGGGCTGCGCTCGCGTTGCCATGCTACATATCTTCCATGAGAACAGAAATGCGAGGGTACGTGTCTATCTCAGGGTGATTCTCTTGCTCCGATAGTACATTGAGCCTTTCCGTAAACTGACCCAATTTGAATTGCGAATTCTGTGGGTCCTCATCAAGTTCATAGGCTTTGCTGAGGCAAAATTGAAGGACATTCTCGTAGTAGGCATCGGGGACGATCAACTTCGAATTGGCAACGACAACATCGGGCTCCTTGATATAGTAGATTTTCAATGCACCAGTAGCACTTGTTTGCGGAATAGGATACAAATTAATGATCCCGCCCCACTCATACCATATCGTCGGGTCGGCTATTGTAGTCTTGGACGGATCCATCGACATTATGTATTCTTCGGCATCTTGGAAACTATGCCACTCCAACTTTGTGCCATTGAAGTGAATAGATTGGATACTAACAATATTAAGAGTATCAAGACTATACTCAGAC